CACATACATTTCTATGACAATGTATATTCTTTCATGAAGGGTGGTTTACATACAGAAAACAAGCCAGAAGTGTTTGAAGAAGATGAAGATCATCTAATCATTGACTGGGACGTTTCTAGCTACTATCCTGCCATCATCATCAACAACAAGCAATATCCATATCATTTAGGAAAAGAGTTTCTTACAGGCTATAAAAAGATGTATGAGAAGCGTCTGGAACTAAAGCCTTTTGCAAAGAAGGATAAGAAGATTAAGGGTATTGTTGGTGCGTTGAAGCTTGCTGTAAACTCTGTGTATGGTAAAAGTAGTGACATGAATAGTTGGATATATGATAGACAACTCACTATGTTTACAACCATCACAGGAGAATTGTCCTTGATGATGCTCATCGAGGCGTATGAAACCAAAGACATACGTGTCATATCAGCTAACACTGACGGTGTAACAATCTACATCCACAAAAGCAAACTTGCTGAGATGGAAAAGATTAATGACTGGTGGTGTAAAATCACTGGATATGAGCTTGAAAGAGCAGATTACAAGAAGATTATATTCTCTACAGTTAACGACTACTTAGCTATTAAGACAGATGGAGAAATTAAAAAGAAAGGGGATTTTCTCACGGATTTTGAACTTCATAAAAACAAATCCGCCAGAATTGTTCCTATTGCTCTTGAGCATTATTACGTTAGTGGGAATCCTATTAGTGAGACTATTCATCTTCATAAAAATCCTTTCGATTTTTGTATAAGACAAAAGTCAACAAGTGATTTTCATTATGAAGGCTATAGAAAAGGAATGGAACCATCCGTATACAACAAACTCATTCGCTACTACATTACTAAAGGTGAAGATGGAGAAAAACTCTTGAAGATTAAAAATCAAGACTCTACATCCACAGCACCTAACAGTTCACAAGTGGAGGCTGGAGATTGGCTGTGCAAGGTGGTGAATCATCTTCCTGCAAGCACAACTGTTGCATCAATGAATGTCAACTATGACTATTACATTGATAAGGCAGAGAGTCTTGTATTGAAGATTGTCACTAAGGGTAAGAAAAGAAAAGTAGATAGAATTCCTAACCAAATTTCTTTATTTTAATTATGGAAGAAGAAAAGACCTACTCGCAAATAGAAACGCTACCTCCTAATACTTTCACTCCTGTGTTCTTAAGATCAACAAAAATTCGAATCACTAGAGGCAGCAGATATTTTGATTTGAATGGTGTGGTGTATGTGATAATATACTCTAAACCAGATTTAATCAAACTAATGCCAATCAAAGAGAATGCTATGATTGATGTGTGGGAAGTAGAAGATTTCAAGAATCAGGTGAAACTTTTGAGGTTTACGTACATTCCTCATCCTCCTATAAACAGAATTAATGTTACAGAACATCTTCTGGAATATCAGTTCAACATATTAGGAAAAACAATGGGTAATACTATTACGGAAACGTCTTGGAAGACAGACTGGAAACTAAGCAAAAAACAAAAAGAAGCATTTAAGTCTTATGCTCTTGGAGTTTTGAAAAAAGTTTTTAAATTCAACGGTGGAAAAGCTCGTGAGAATTATGAGTTTTTTGACGAAAAATTTGGACTTTTAACGCTTTGAGTCATGTCTAGTTTCTTTCTGTTGTACTATTTCTTTAGCACTGCATTACTTGTTCTATTATTAGAATTTGCAATTAAACTTAAAAGAAAACGATGAACATACACGAAGACCATGAACACGCTCCTATTAGGGAGGCTGCAATTATCAAATTGCAAAAGAGAGATGAAGTGGAACAAGCAAACCACGAATACGAATTAACTAGACAACCTGCAAAAATTATTGTAACTACAGAGAAGAACGATGAAGTTCAACGTAACACCCTCCCATTTTGAACAACTTCTCAAACAATCCTATAGTCTAGATCATATTTTCTTACTAAAGCTCATAGAGGCCAATATTGACATACAACCACTAACAGATGGAAGTATGAAGATAGCTGGCCTCTACCAGTCTTTGGTCAGGAAAGGTCTTGTCTCTGATGTAACTGAAAAGATTACACATCTAGGAAGAGAGTTGCTAACATTTGCTGACTCTGAAGTAAAACAGCCTATAAAAAAACTAAAACAAAAGCCTGAAGACTTTGATGCTTGGTGGAATGTATTTCCATCTACAGACAATTTCGAACACAGAGGAAAAAAGTTTGCTGGCTCAAGAGCTTTAAAGAGAAGCAGAGACGATTGCAGGATCAAGTTTAATAAGATTCTTGCTGAAGGAGAATATGTGGCAAAAGACATTATTGATGCCACTAATCTTGATGTGTATTTAAAGAAGGAAGCTTCTTTAAGAACAGGTGATAATAAGCTTAGCTTCTTGCAAAATAGTCTAACATATCTTACGCAAAGAAGTTTTGAGCCATTTATCGAAATGATCAAAACAGGAGTGGAGGTACCAAATGCACAAACAAAACGATCAGTGGACATATGAGTTTTAGCACACTAAAGAAAGAAGTGGAAGATGGTTTACAGGGTAGAAACTCTGGAATACCAATGGGATTTAATCGTCTCAATAGATACATAGGTATTCGTAAGAGAATGTATTTTGTCACAGGTGGTCTCACTGGTAGCGGTAAGACAAGCTTTGTTGATGATGCATTTGTCTTGAATCCTTATGACTGGTATATCAATCAGAAAGATCCAAAGTTCAAGTTACGTATCATATATCGTTCAATGGAACGTAGCAGAACATACAAGCTTGCAAAGTGGATATGTAGAAAAATCTTCTTAGATCATGGCTACATCATTCCTGTAAGTAAGTTGTTAGGTTGGACTGATAAGATGACAAAAGATGAGCATGACATATTCTTGACATATAAAGACTATATGGAAGGAATGGATGATGTCATTACAATCATTGATGGTCCAGAGAATCCTGTTGGTATTGCTAAAGATCTAAGAGGTCATGCAATGAAGCATGGTGTGATTGAACAACTAGATGAATACAACAAAATCTATATTCCTAATGATGAGAATGAAGTGACTATTGTCATTGTAGATCATCTAGGATTGCTCAAAACTACCAAAGAACTCACTACTAAAAAGCAAACCATTGACAAGATGAGTGATGAGCTCAGATATGCCAGAGACTTTTATGGCTACACTATTGTAGCTGTACAACAGTTCAATCGTGACATATCAAATCCCATCAGAATCAAGAATGGGGATGTAGAACCACAGCTAGAAGATTTCAAGGAATCATCAGTGCCTCAAGAAGACGCTGATGTTGTTCTTGCACTCTTCGATCCTATGAGATATAAGGTGACTGATCCAAGTGGTTACAATCTTGACAAGCTAATTGATGAGTATGGTGGTAAGTATTTCAGATCACTACGACTAATCAAGAATAGCTATGGTGAAGATGATGTAAGAATTGGTCTAGGATTTCTTGGTCAAATAGGTATGTTCAAGGAACTTCCCAAGAGGAAGGATATTACAGATGTAGATTATGAAAATGTCGTAAATAAAAGCTTCTTTTTAAATGATCAGCATAGCTCAACATTGCGATAAGTGTAAAAATGTAACAAGTCACACTCTGAATAATGGTGTGATTTTGTGTTTAAATTGTAAAAAACAAACCAAATTAAATAAAAGTGTAACAAAATGAAAACCAAAAACAACAAAACCATGAAAGAGTACGAAATAGTATTATCTAAAATGCCAGAAACATTCACATCTCACGACTATCTCAAGCAGTTGAGAAGAACATCATTGCCAAAATCAATGATTCAAAAAGCTAGTCATAAAAACTTTCTGACTAAAGCATGTGAGCAATTGACCAAGAAAACTTGGAGAAAAACTAGTCTAACTGCAATAGATACTAATTCAGTAACTGTTACTGTTCAGGCTACTAAAACTCCCAAAACTCCTAAAGTTAGTGTAAGAGCAACTGCTTCTGAAACTATGGAGACTAGGATAAATAAAGCTATTGATCTTTTAAAAAACAACGGTTATAAGATCTACAGAGTGGTAGAAGAGTTAGTGTAATAATGACACTCAGAGATCAAAGACAATCTGAATTTGCCAAGCAGTGGATTGATGCTGGAGAGTATGGTATTCTCTATCTATGTCCAAGGTTTGGCAAAATCAGAACGTCAATCAATGTGCTCAAGCATTATGACAAGAATTGTTCTGTATTAATTGCCTATCCAGACAATAAGATTAAGCAGTCCTGGCTAGATGATTTTGAAGTTCTTGGATACGATAATCCAAACATCACATTCACCACACATCTATCACTGAAGAAGTATACAGACAAGCTGTTTGACATCATCATCATAGATGAGATACATCTGTTGTCTGAGGCTCAGATAGAAGTGTGTGAAGAGTTGTTTACAGACAACAAGAAAGTGTTGGGCCTTACTGGTACACTAGCAACATCTACAAGAATAACTCTTGAAGATCGTCTTGCATTGTATGTAAATGCTGAATATCCTTTAGAAAGAGCAATTGATGAGGGCATCATTGTAGACTATCAAATTACTATTATCACAACTCCTCTAGATAGTATCGTCAAGCAGAACTATGGTGGTAAAATCAAGACAGAGAAACAGCAGTTTGATAGCTATACATGGGTGATTAACAAGATGCAGTCAGAATACAGAGATACAATGTTCTTACGATTAGCAAGAATGAGACTGATACAATCTTCTCTAGCAAAGATAAACTTGACCAAGAAGTTGATTAGTAAGCATGCTGATGAGAGAATGTTGATATTCTGTGGAGTGACAAAGGTGGCTGATAGCTTAGGAATTCCTTCCTATCACAGCAAGTCTAGCGAGAAGCAAATATTTGATGAATTCGCTGAAGGAAAAGGTAATCACATGGCTGTTGTCAAGATTGGCAACACTGGTGTGACATACAAACCCTTGAATCGTGTGGTTATAAACTACTTTGATAGCAATAGTGAAAACCTGGCACAGAAGATACAGAGATGTACAGCAATGGAATACAACAATCCTGATAAAAAAGCCCAGATATACATCATATCTAGCAATGAACAGGTGGAATTGAAGTGGTTGCAGAAGGCTCTAGAATTCTTTGACAGAAGTAAAATTAAGTTTGTTGAAGCTAGGAATTTATAACAAAAAAAGTGTATATTTATAATCAAAAAAGTTAAAACCTAAAATCAAAGCAAATGGCAAGTAAACTAATTGGTATCGTAGGAGAGACCAGTACAGGAAAATCAACATCAATCAAACACCTAAATCCAGATGAGACGTACATCATCAATGTGGCTAAGAAAGAACTTCCTTTCAAAGGATCTGAGAAGATGTACAGCGCAGAAAAGAAGAACTACAAAGAAGTGGATGACGCTAATGAAATCTCTAGGCTTCTAAAAACCATTTCTGAGAAAGCACCACACATCAAGAACATTGT